CTTCCCAATCCAGTAGTACACCATCTGCATCAGTTAGGATATATTTTTGTTCTAGCATTTTTGCTCTCTTTTTTATTAACTATACTTACAGTATACAGTAAGACGTCTTACTTGTCAACCATTAAATTCACATTTTCATTAAATCTTCGTATTCCCAAACTATCTTTGCTGCACCACCATATATGCCAGGACCAACTCCTTTAGTATATTGAATAGGTCCAGTCCAACTAACATAATCGGGCAAATCTTCACCTGTTTGTTGCATACGTTCCAGTTTATGTAAATGCTCTACTTGCATTCCATGCTTTTCAGTCATGTCAAACATCTCTATTTCTGGCATAAATTTCATCTTAACTGTCATAGCTTCCCATTCAGTTAAAGCTACACAATCATTTCTACCACTGATAGTGACGCTATATACTCGTTTACTCATTATCGCCTCATTCGTGCTATTTCAATTGCTTCATGTTTGTTGTCCTCAAATATAGGAACCATGTTACTTTTGTGCATTGTAGCAATTCCAAGTAACTTACGTTCGCCTGTATATTGCATACTTTCTTTACGAGGTGTTAATCCTGCAATATTATTGCTTAAACTTGGATAATGTTTTTCATCTCTTACTTTGGGGGGTTGATATGGCTTCATTGCTACGTGTGCCTTTACAGGAGCTTTGTAGGTGCCATTTACGTATGCAATAAAGTCTTCTAATTCTGCAAACTGTGCTGAATGAATATGTCGCTTACGACAATCTTTATTGTGTGCTTTCCACTGTATACGTAGCTTTTCCTGTTGATTAGGACTTAGCTTTTTCTTAGTTTTCTTACGTTTGTAGTTTGTTGTGGTCATGTACGGACCGACTAAGTGCATTGTCATGTATATACTCCCATTCAATTAAGTATATATTATAGTACATTTTTACATGTTTGTCAATCGAAACATTCCATAAAGGCTAGATCTGTATAATCTTTAATTATTTTACGCCAATTTGGAAGTGGTTGAGAATCAATAATTTTTAGTAGTCTGTAGTATTCGTATGGTTCACGTTGAAGTAAGTTACCAACATCAATCTTGTCTACTTTAACTCCTCTTTCTTCAATTAGCTGTTTATAATGCACGTATGATTCTTGGAAATTAGCAAACACAGGACCTATGTACTCTGCTGTTACGAGGTCTCGCCTGCCTTCTCTAAATGCTTTACTTGGAGTAATTGTATAATCCCATTTTATTTTTATAGGATTGGCAACTTCAATCATATCCCTAATATCTAAATCTTTACATTCAAGTACGATATGTTGTACAATTTTTGTATCATGTGTGTGTACTAGATCAAATCTATCCCATGCATAATTTATAAAATGTAATGGATTAATTTTAAAAACCATCTTTGTAAAATCACCGTATCCTGTTTCTAGCATAGCATTAATTGATTCTTTAAATTCAGTTACTGGCGTTTCCCATGTGTCTCCAAACTTGTTGCTGTGTTTTATTCCTTCTGGATTCCACGATCTGCCTTGATGCCCTATTGGATCTTTACCATCATTCGCTTCATCATATGGATCATCTGGTGTGTACCTCATATCCATATCTTGTATTCTTGGGAATCCTTCATGCAGTTGAATAAAAAATGAAATAAATTCACCCGGCAATCCTTGTGGGAATATCATACTGTATGATTTATAATCTGGTCTTGGTAATGGACCTTTATGAGGTAATGGTAACATTAAAATAGTCCTGGTTGTATATCGCCATAAATTATCTCACCCAAATGTGGATGATAGTCATACAAGTATGTACCTCTAAATTTATCTTGTTCTTTTACTAATGTTTTAAACACTTCTATTTTTGTGTCTTGTTTATAAAGTGCTTTTCTAATATCTTCAAGTGTTTTAATATTGTGTACGTTTTTATTTCCATAACGTACTTCAATCATATCCATATCTTTTAGTGCTTGTTTTTTGTAAGACTCTGGTAAGTTTCCTGCACGTAAATGTTCAGGAAAAATAACTAATCGTACATTACTGTCGCAACGCATGTCGTATATGAATTGAAAAAACTCTGGCATGTTATCGTAGTTAAACATTTGGTAACTACTATTGATTTGAAAACTGAACCAATCATCACGTTTCTCTTTAGCTCTGTGATCATCAGCAAAGGTTTTTAACTCTCCAATTTTTGTTTCCATTTGGCTCCATGAGAACACACCATTACTACGCATGTATTCAAACATTGGACCTACTGCATCAATACTAATATCAAGTGTAAGTTTTTTAAGTTTTTTAAATTTGTGAAGCTTTGATACATCTAATCTTGAACCGTTAGTTGTAACAACCATTTTAATTAGTTCTGGATGTCCATGTTGCTCAATAAGTTCCATTAGCTTGTATGGGCTGTTGTCCATAAATGGTTCGCCACCTGTCATCCATATACTTCTAATACCTTTAAGTACTGATGGATTAGCTTCTAAGTATTCATTAATATTATTAAAATTCTTTGGATTTGATGTTTCTACTTTTCTGTATTCTCTAGGAAACAAAGGTTCCATATGCTTTGCTTCTGGAATTAAACTGTTACTATAGTTAGAACTACACATTCTACATTTAAAGTTACACACGTTACTAAAGTTAACGAACAAGTGGCTTATGTCGTTTCCTTTTAACAGTGGAGTGTTGTATGGATCTGGATTGCCTAATTGTTCACGGAAGTCATGATGTAGCCAGTTCATTCGTTGACTACGAGCTCCTTGCTTTTCTTTAGTTAAACAGTTAGTACATCCAAATGTATCCCATTTACCATCAAGCATATTCTTTCGTAGATTTTGCATCTCATCTGAATCATGATGTGTACCCATGTCGTCATCACTCATCATACAACGACTGACAACACCACTAGGGTGCCAACTAATAGTATTAAACGGAACTGGACACCAACTCTTACTGTGTAAGTTGTTCCATTTGTCAGTTTCTACTACTTTAGTTTCAATTTGATCTGCTGGTATAAAAAACTTATTCGGGGCGCCGTCTCTTTTCATCTATTCCTCAATTGTATATAAATTCACTTAGCTGTACATGATAATCTTTTATATGCATATTTCTATACTTATCCTGTGCTAATGTGAACTCTTTAAACTTGTTTATTATAACACTATCTGCTTGTGGCGTCAACATGCTTTTGAGTATATCATCAAAAGTACGTTTAAACCTTGGATCGTATTGAGCAGGTGTGTAATCTTTAATCTTGTTGTATTCTGCTTGTCGCATTTCCAAGGGTAACACATCTAATCTAAAGTGTTCTGGAAATACTAGCATCCTAGTATTATTTAGGGCGCCTGCATCACGACATAATTTGTCAAACTCTAATACTGTATCAAAGTTTAATGCTTGTATACTTGAATTAAAACACAGATGGAACCAACTACTGTTCTCTTTCTTAAAATGTGTTAAATCATCAATAAGGCTACTCATTTCTTTCCATGTGTATATTCCTGCACTACGCATATATTCAAACATAGTGTTAGGTGCATCAATACTTAGATCAAGTTCAAAGAACTTTAAGTTCTCAAACTCTTGTAATTTATTTAAATCAACTTTAGATCCGTTTGTAGTGATAACCATATCAGTATCAAAAGATCTGTTGTACTCATTTAATATATCCATTAGCTCGTAGCAACTATTATCCATTAAAGGTTCTCCACCTGTAATCCAAATACTGCTTACGTCTTTTAAACTGTTTACATTTTTTCTCAGATAATCATTAATAAAGTTTCTGTTTTTAATAGTTTCTGTTTTTACTTTTTTTCCCAGTCCAATTGCATGCAAATGTTTATGTTCTGGAATAAGACTGTTACTAAAATTAGGTCCACACATTCTACATTTAAAATTACATATATTACTGTAATTAACAAACATGTGATTTACTGGGTTTCCTTTAACAAGTGGCATGTTATACCCGTCTTGATTCTTAAAGTCTTTTGGGTTACGCTGTAACCATTTTTGTCTTTGGCTTATGTTGCCCTGTTCTTCTTTTTTCCAACAACTCATGCACCCTTCTTTGTCCCATTTACCGTCAAGCATATCTTGTCGTAGATGTTGCATTTCTGCACTATCATAACTTTCTCCCATGGGTGTATCACTCATCATACAACGAGTCAGTTTACCAGTAGGATGAAAGCTAATAGCATTAAAGGGTAGTGGACACCAACTGTCGCTATGTTTATTGACTGTCAATGTCCACCACTTTGTTTATTGTAAACTTATGCACTGAATATGCGTCCTAAAGTTTGAGGGCCTGCAATTCCGTCAGGAGTGCAGTTATTCTTACTTTGCCATTCTTTAAGTGCTCTTTCTGTTCCAGCACCAAAGATGCCATCTGCAGAAAGTTTTAGGGATTCCTGTAATCTCTTTACAGTTACTCCACGAGATCCAATACGAACTGTTTCATAAGTTACTGATGGAGTGTAATGTCCACCAAGTACTTCTAAAGCATGTTCATAATGTTTTTTGCGATCTTCTAGACCGATAGTTCCGCCATTAATGCGTTTAGTCATTCCAACAATGTCTTGTTTGTCGCAATAATCATTAATGTCATTTGTATCCCAGAACCAGCAAGCACTAGCTAACGCTCCAATAGGAGAACGGACAAATGTTGTAGCATCTTCCGCTGTCATACCTTCTTGTTGACTAAACTGTGTATAATTGTGTCTACCAGTTAGTTGAAGAATTCCGCCACCTCGAAAGCGCCATCCATCCCCACTACTAGTATCACCATTATCCATACGATTAGCATAAATTACGTTAGCAATCTTTTCTGGTTGTCTGTGATAATCACTGGCATTTCTGCCAGCACGTTCAAAGTATTTCGGAAAAATCTTATTCAATGCTGTTGCACTGTAATTTAGATTTTCAGTTAGTACCGTATAACCGGCAGACTCATGTGCTGTTTGTGCTACGAAACCCGCAACCCTATTAACACTATCAATCTTCCATTTTGGCAAAACTCTGTTCATTGCATCAAACCATTCACTGGCATCTACACGTGGCAAAAGCTCTGCTACCTGATCTACTGTAAAATCAAAATTCATATTACCTACTCACTTTTCCATAACGTAAATGCACCATAACCAATAGCAATCCATGCTACTAAGTTAATGGGAATTATTGCACTGAAAAAGAGTGTGATAACACCCATTGCAATTAGCATACCGCCATCTAATGATGTACGCTCAGCTAGTCTGTCTTTAATCCAATCAATCATATTGATCTCCTTTTTTAAATGTTTATATAGTTACTAACAGTTATCGGTCGAATCGTTAGCAATGTCTCGAGCAAGAGCCCTAATGTCGTCTATTAGGTATCTTTTCATGTCTTCTCGACCGCTAGGCAATAATTCTGCCTGCTCAAGTAGTTCTACCTTATTAAGGATAACCTTAACTTTTTCTTTTATAGCTTTAGTGTCGTGTCTAAATGACATATTCTATCCCCTTAAGAAAGGTGGAGTAACGCAAGACTCGAACTCACGTATGTGCTTAAATCTACACACTAACTCCATAGAAAATACAGTGTATTCACTATTTCACTTATACTATTTATTGTATAACAGTAGTAATCGGCTGTCAAGTCTTTTCTGAACTTATCGTTAAAAACAGTGTTAATTATGCATATTGACCTATAAATAGGTGTATAGTTAGTTAAGGAGTGGGCCCATTATAGATCCTGTAACGGCATTCGCTGTAGCATCAGCCGCATTTGGCGCGGTAAAAAGAGCTGTTGGCATGGGACAAGATCTTGAACGAGTTGTAGGATCAATGAGCAAATGGTATGGAGCAGTAAGTGACATACGCAAAGCACAAGCCAATAATAAAAATCCCCCATTATTTAAGAAATTATTTGCCGCAGGTAGTATTGAGGAAGAAGCCCTTCAACTACTAATGCACGATAAGGCAATTCGTGAGCAGGAAAAAGAACTCGAAACAATGTTAAATTGGAGATATGGGTTTGGGACCTGGAAGGAACTCATCGAGCTAAGAAGAAAAATCAAAGCCGAAAGAGAAGCTACATTATATAAACAAGAAGAACGTAGAGTTGCTTTTATTAATGTTATTTGTATAGGAACATTATTCATAATAGCAACAGGTATAATAGCATCTATATTGTGGGCATTAAGATTCAAGGGTATAATATAGTGACAGCAATATTGTACTTCAGATCATATAAACAATAATTACTTATTGGCTATTGCGATTTCAGTATGTTGTACTCGTCCAAATGGAACAGCATTGCCATCATTATCTAATACAATGTCCCCATTAAGAGCTCCGCCTATAACACCTTTTCCATTCTTTCCTACAAACATAGATGGCTTAATTTCAACTCCATCTATATAACGCTTATAGTTAATTGACTTAGGTACTTTATTAGTTGGCTTAAATCCCATAGCATCTATTTATCAACTGTTGGAGGAAGATGTGGGATTCGAACCCACGGAACCTTGCGGTTCAACTCCTTAGCAGGGAGCTCCGATCGACCACTCTGGCAATCTTCCAATATTGGTGCCGGTCGGGGAATTGAACCCCGCCTGTTCTCGCGGTATGACGCCTGTGATACCAATGAGAACCCACAAACCTGAGTTCCGGCAAAACTGGTGGGACTGACTGGGTTCGAACCAGTGACCTGGACGTTATGAGCGTCTTGCTCTACCACTAAGCTACAGTCCCTAATTTGGGGTGCCATATACCAAGCTCACATGTTCACGGCTTATACTTGGTATTTAATTTTCTAGTGTATTCCGACACCCAGTCTACACCTTTGGTACTCGCACCCGGACTCGAACCGGGACGCCTTACGGCCACAGATTTTAAGTCTGTTATGTCTACCATTCCATCATGCGAGCTTAAATTGGTGTCCCCTACAGGATTCGAACCTGTGACCTACGGCTTAGAAGGCCGTTGCTCTATCCAGCTGAGCTAAGGAGACAATTACTCTTTAGTTAATTTGTTTTGGGGTTTCCTTTGTTATCATAGTCATCATTTTAATGATACTATCAACTTGGGTTTCGGTAAGATGACCTCGAACGGTATCTCCCTCTGAGGTGATATCTGCTAACTCTACCAGACCGTTGTTATCAAATACGCCAATTTCATATAGTCCTTGTTTTCCACCATATGAAAAGTCTGATTTAATAATGCTTAGTTGGTATTGAGTGTAATCAAGTAATACTTGCACACCGCCATTGTGTTCATTTTGCTTAAAATCTGTAAGGTTCATGTTTCTATTTCCTTATTTAACTCTGTTATGTAGCGTTCTAGTGTACTAATAGTTGTGTATAAGTGCCCAGTGTCATGTTCTTGTATACGACTTCTGAGCACTTCTACAGTTTCTGTTAATACTTGAATACGATTCGTTTGTTCTGCGAACGCAACTACTGTCATTTGAAGAACTTCTCGAGCTCTTCTTTGTTGTTAGCCTTCTTTACATCATAAACGGGTTGCTTATACATATTAACGTACTCGATCTCTTCTAGTATTTCAATACGCTCAATTGCTTTTTTAAGAGCTTTGCGTCCTTCACTTACTTCGGTGTACTTGTTCATTTCTTCTTTTAATATCTCTACTGTTTGTCTACTGCTAATCATATCACCCGTATCCTTTATTAATTATGTTACTAATATAACATAGTAAGCCCATGCTTGTCAACACTTATTTTTCCTTACTTACTACTTTATTTATAATGGTAAATAGTAATATACTTTGTTAATGAAGTATGTTATAATATTCCCTACAACAGTTAGTATTATACTACAACAAAGAACACATGTCAATACATTTAAAGGAAAAAGATGATAAATTATAAAATACCTCACACCGCTGACAAACTACCAGAAGGCTGTGCGATAGGTTGGTTGCTGAACAATCAAATTAAAGAACTGTCTACACAAGGCATTACACAAAACATGCTAGACTTTTACAGTATGAAATACAGAAAAATACCTCAACTATCTTCTGCAACATTTATGGACTTATGTGAACAAGGATTACATGTTGGACTTAAATCAATACTAATGTTAAAGCAAGGCATAGTGTTACAATCAGACTTTATTGAACAAACACAACCGTATTGGAAAGGTCAATACAAAGACTGTGTTATAGTTGGACACATATTAGATAGAACAAACGAAGATGCTTGGTGGCAAATACATCCACAAGCAATGTATATTGACTTGAAATGGTGGGAGGAAGCAGGAAAGCCAGACTTTGGTGATCGTAGTGATATTGCAAATCCATATACTGCTACTAAGGTAGAAAGAAGTACAGATTCTTTAGGTAGCGATAAAAGTGACACATATAACCCAGACTGGATTAAAGCTACAGACGAAACAGTTTCTGCAACGTACACACGCACTGGCTGGAAACTATTAGATGCTGCATTATCACAAGGTAAAAAAGTAGGCATTTGGAATGAACATTTACGTAGTTTAAAAGAATACTGTTATCCTGAGATGAACGATCACTATGAAAAGTTATATCTATTGGGCAGCGAAACATGGGTATCACGTTGGTATTGTTCTAACACAGAAGACTTAGATTTAGAAATTAAAGATCAAGTGTGCAGTAGTATATTCAGTACATGTGGAGGATTAAGTCCAATAGCAAATGCATATATTCAAAATTTAAGACCAGGTGGCGAGATAACATGCTTTGATGCAGATTCTAGAGCATTAGAAATGTGTTGGTATGTCTTTAAAAATTGGGATGGTACAAACTGGAAACAATTTGTTAATTCTTACTTAGCAGATAATCCAATGTCTAGGCCTTACTTTGCGGCTTCAGATGGATTAGATCAAATGGACGAATACTTACTTAAATTAGGACAACCATTTATTGATTGGTGGAGAAAAGAAGCACAATCATTTGGTGTAGTATTCAAACGCATTGATGTAATGCGGATGAGCAGAATGAAAGCTGAACTAGATGACGCTGTTAATAAAAGTACTGAGAATGAGAAAGTATTCATTGACGTTAGTAATGCATTTAATTACGAAGTTAACGCTATGTTGTATAGTAAGAATGTTAGACTAAGATGCGAACGTAGTTACATAGATTGGATTGCTGGGTATGGTAATAAGATTATAGCAAAAGGCTTTGTAATCAATGAAATGAATGAGCATAAGAATCAACAATGGTTGCCTAAGTTGTTTCCTTGGCAAATAGTTTAATATTATTACAAGGAGTATCTTCATTTGCTATTTTATCAAATAGTATGTTAATACCTAAGTTGAACTCTGGAATTACATAACTACTTACGTTGATTGTTCGTTGAAAATATGAATGATTTTTAGTACTCTTTCTACTAGGCCTATTTGTAAACATTGTACCTTTAAATAAATCAATATCCCAATACAACATTAAGTAGTCACCTGCATTAGGTAACTTGTCCATAGTAAAACTAGTTTTAATAATTTCATCATTGTCTTCATAATTTAACAATGTAGCTGAATTATTCCATTCAAATAGTAAATGTTCTTTATCACTTGGAATAAACTTAAAATAATAATCTAAATTATCATCATTATTTTCAAAATAGCATGTATCTAAAAATGCATTTGGAAACAATTCTTCGTTTAACATTTCTAAATTAATATCATGTTTTGCTAAATTGTCTTTTGCATTATCAAATTTATCTTGCTTTCTAGTAATGTATTCGCCATGACAATATAATTTAAAGTTTGAAGGTATGCATTTTGTTGCATAAAAGTGTTTGCATATTTCGTGGAAATCTAAGACCATAGTATTTTCAAATATGTGATCTCCTATACATTCACTAATAACAACATCTGCTTTAAATTCGCCATGATGCATTATTATAAATTCAGCAGCAGTTCCTTCAAATACTTCAACATCTACATTATTAGATAATATGTTTTTTCTGAGTATCATAGCTGTAACAGGATTACGCTCGATTGCCCAAACTTTATTTGCTCCACACTTAGCGGCTTTAATAGCTAATATTCCTGTGCCACTGCCAAAATCAATAACAGTGTCTCCTGGATCAACTGCTTTTTCAATAGCTTCCATATAACCTTGTGTTCTAGTTTCATCTTGAATCATAGTTTGATGACTTACTAGTTCGTTGTATTTTCCTTTAAACATGTATATCTCTTTTATGAATTTGGTGCACCCTACAGGACTCGAACCTATTACCTCTGGTTCCGCAAACCAACGCTCTATCCAGATGAGCTAAGGGTGCATATTTACTATTATATAAGAATTTACCCCAAAGTCAACCGGTATTTTAGTCATAAAAAAGCCACCTTTCGATGGCTTTTCCCGTAATTTAACTACTTACTATCAACAAACGAATATAGCTTATTTGCTTCTGCTAGTATATCTTCAGATGAAGGATACACTGGTGCATCTTTTGTAGATAATAATTGTCCTGTTTCAGGATGTCTACTTGTAGAACTTTCCCAATTGTTTCTTTCATTATGAAACTTGTCCATAACGAACCCTTGGGCCATACTTAGTATTTCTGTACGTATCTCATACGCATTTTTATTATTTGTTACCATTTACTTCTCCTGTGTGTTTGTGTGTTGTAGAATTCATTTCTACATTATTATAGTAACACATTAGAAGCCAAAAGTCAACCTTGGTAATTTAGCCAGAAAAAAAGGGAGCTTTTAAGAAGTAGCTCCCTTTTCCGTTTAAGTATTTTTAGAATTTAAATGTTAATTTTGCACCAAGTTCACGGTCTGTTGATTTCCACTTTTTATCCATAGACTGTGTTACGTCTAAGTTCAATGCTGTGTTAAGCGTTAACTGATACGAAGTACCAAGTTTTGCATAAGGAGCATCACGGTTTACATTAGTATAATCACCTTCGATTGATTTCAATCTATAACCAGCTTCAACGAATGGAGCAATTTGAGCTAACTTTGTTTTAAAGCCAACTGCTGGTGTAATGTGCATTTCTGCTTTAGTATATGAGTCACCCCAATTATACTCAGCTTCGCCTTTAACATATGCCGTTCCGGCAAATCCAACAGGCATTTCAACTGTATTACCAACTGAAAGATTATAGTCACGCTTAGTGCCATTATCAATCATTTGCACACCATAATCGAGTGCAGTGTTAGTTGTGTATACGCCCAGTGATCTAGTTGTATCATTTGTTGACAACTCAACTCCTACTGTAGCACCTTCAGCTGCCATAGTAATAGATGTATTGTCATAATCCTCAGCCAATGCGGCTGTAGAAATTACGGCTATTGCGGCCGCAGTCATCATTAAATTTTTCATATTATTCCTGTTTAAGATAATCATGAACTTATGTCCATGAAGTTTGCAACTTGATTCTGTTGCCAGGTCCAAGTTACCAAAACCCCTACATACCTAATTTAGGCTGCTATTGCCATTTCTGGCTCATAATTTGCGTTTGCAATTATAAAGTTTGTTCGCGTTAACCCAGCTTACATCGGGATAACTCCACTTATCTAGTCTACCTGTCGATCCTATATCAGCCCCATCAAAAACACACCGTAATATTCTACTGCGACATATGCCGAAACGCCTATAGAATCCGTCTTTCGGTCCACACGGCGATGTGTTTATGGTGGAGCTGCTGGGTACTGCCCCCAGGTCCAGTTTAGCGTTCAATTAAGTTTCAACGTTACAAGTTATATTTATACACTATGTAGTGTCTTCTGTCAACCTATTTATCAAATATTTAATTAACACAAATGTTAATTTCAATTACGCATAAATACAAGCATGGAAACAGAAGCACTAAAATACGCAATTGACATAGAAGAATTCTTTAAGCCGTTTATTATAGTACTAATTGGTGGTATAATAGCAATGTGGTTTAAAGAAGCAGTTGCTGATATAGTAGCAAGTATAAGATGGAAAATGAAACCTGGGTTTGAACCCGGAGATGTAGTTTTTCTTGAAGGTGAACAAGCAACAATCATCAGCATTGGTTTACGAGAAACTATTTTTGAAATTGACAACGGCCGCGGTAAAGTGTGGAGATATGTTGAAAACAAAAGAATGCCTATGATGAGACTGGAGAAAGTAATTGCCAAATCAAACAACAAAAAATAAGATAGATTGGGCCGTTGTTGAATTAACAGCGGAAATGGTAGAAGAAGCATATAACGATATTGATACAATGGAAGCGTATCTAATAAAACATAAAATAAAATATTCCACTATAAAGTTCTTTTCTAAAGGTTCTGCACAATGTTACGGAATTAAATTTCCCAAGTATACATTAATTGCATTTAGAGGAACTGAACCAACACAATTCGGAGACATACTTGCAGACGTTAAAGCATGGCCAAGTAGTGCTGAAACTGTAGGACATGTACATGGTGGATTTAAAACTGAACTTGATAAACTTTGGCCAGCACTAACTAAGTGGCTAGGTAAAAGTATAAAATCACGCAAGTTTGTAATATGTGGACATAGCTTAGGTGCCGCAATGGCAACTATAGCCGCTACACGTATTCATGTAGACAATAAGGATATATCTCTTTATACATATGGATGCCCTAAAGTAGGAACACTTGCATGGACTAAGCAATTTGATGGAATAGATGCTTATCGTTTTGTGAATAACAACGATATTGTGCCACAAGTTCCACCAGGTGGTTACTATGAACACATAGGTGATTTGTTCTATATATCATACACTGATCATATACAGACTAACACAACTTTTTTGCATAGAATGAGAGATAGAATAAAAGGAAGATTAAAGGCTTGGAGTAAGTTTCAGTTCTTTGATAATTTTTATGATCACTTGAGTGCTAACTACCTTAAGAAAATACTTAGACGCAAATAACTTGTGTTTCATCTGGACCGTGTTTCCAGATACCATCTAAGCTCTTAATAACACATCCACTGAATTTAGACACAGTAAGTGCTAATTGCTCTTGACTACCTACTAATTCAGCACGAACTAAATCATAACAAGGAGCAGGATTCTTGTCTATGGCTAATATTTGCATATGTTCAATACCGTTGTAACGCCAGTTATAACCCATGCGTGTGTCTTCACCTTTAACAAACCCATCATAACGTATAACGTCCCATAACATGAATCTAATGTTCTCTGCTTCTGCTTCTAGTACCTTATCGTTTGCAACTTCAACAACGTTAACGCCTTCTGCAACTACTGCATGCCCATCAAATACTGTATTGTTACCTTGTGCTAGGTTAATAAATTGTTTGTCATATATTTCCCAACCTAGTATATTATTACCTAGCTTGTCTTTATAGAATACAACATCATTGTAAACCATTACATTGACTCGTAAGCCTCTGCTAAGTGGTTGTACTGATGCTGGAAACAATTTAAATTCTTTATAGTCTGTAGTAACTGGAGTGCTTATTGGATAGTTCATTATTAATCCAGGCCAAACTGTATTGATTGATTCAATATCTAAGCATAGATCTAATGACTGTGTAATTAAGCTAGTAAAGAGTTTAGCATCATTTTGTTCAATATGCATAAGTGCCATATTGCATGAAAACTCTTTTTCTTTATGTGAATATTTTTCATCTATAATATCATCTAGAATATGTAAGAATCTAGCTATACCCATTCCAAACTGTTTACCAGTATGTCTAGGCTTAAACTTAGTCATACCAAGATCAATCCATGGATTATACGCAATACTTATAATGCGTTTCAGTATGATTTCTTTATTATAGGTGGTTAGTAACTCAATCTTCTCGTCTTGAGTTGTAGGTAGCTGTAAATTAGCTATTATTTGTGATAAAAGATGTACCTTGCTCATACAACTATTTAGCCGATTAAAACTAGTGTTATCTGAGCAAGGGTTTTTTATTTACGGTAAATCGATCCACCCTTAGCGATAAACATGATATCGCCTCGGCATAACCCAATATCCTTTAAGTCATGATCTGACAACTTCGATAAAGCATTGTATGTATCTCTGTTATACGGTCTTTCTCTATTTTCCCATTTACTAATTAAGTTGTTAACGGTAAGTGCAATTCTATCGCAAAATGCACAGTAAGTTTCTGCTAGTGTTGTCATTTTTTAATGGCCTCTAATTCTTTTCTTATATCTTTGAGTTGTAACATAAGAGCTTCTGCTTCTTTGTAATAACCCATGCTTGCTAGTTGTGAAGCGGCTCTCGCTGTTCCAACTACTTCAAAACTTTTAATCATATTATTACAAGCGTTTGAAATCTTGTCTGCTATGTATTCGCATACGTTGCATGTTGTTTGATAAATTGTTAGTGTTGTCATCGTTTTATATCCATTTCTAAACGAGCCATTTCAGCTCCTTTAATTAACTCTTGATGTAGTGCGTAAGCTGAAGGGCCTCTGCCCTCATTAGCTACCATATAATCATAAGCAAATCGCCAGTCATGTTTATATTCCGTCTTTGCGTAACTCTCGAGGTCTCTACGGTAGTCACATCGGCGCTTACCAAAGATTCCTGCCAAGCCACTAAAAAAGTGAGTTGTCATTCTAGTCTCCTAATAAAAGTTTTGGATGTTTTTGGGAAAGCATCCGGTCTCAATTTTCCGGTCTCTCCCGGTGTTACCACGATGCCTGACAGTTGTAGCATCACTTGTAAGGCATGGGTTATGCCCTGGTCTTTCCCTAGTGCCACTCATTTTTTCAAAGCTGAGGTCGCTTGTCTTATTTAACACTTCTATTTATCACATAGACCACAAAAAGACTCATGCACGTAAAGCATTTTCGTTATGCCGTATGTGCATGAGTGTATATTGTCTCCTATGACTACCTTTTTCCTTTAGCCTATAGTCCTTTAAGGTGCTTCTGTTAAATCTTTGCCTGGCTACTTATTCGGCGTCTTAGAGTGCTAAATCTTCGTTGTAGTCGCTTCATATACTGCGTTGTACTGTTTGTTAGCCATAATAAATGTAGTGCATTTATTTAGGTATTTAAGACGGTTTGCACCTGCGTATGTGCATGTACTACGTATTCCGCCTAATATATTTTGTATAGTATTTTCTACTGTTCCACGATAAGGAACAAGTACTTCACGTCCTTCGCTTGATCTATAATCTTTCAATCCTCCGAAGTGCTTTGTGTTTGCCGCATTTGAACTCATTCCGTAGAATGCTACAAACTCTTTTGTTTCAATTTTCTTTGTATGCTTATCCAAGTGACTACCTATTTCATATACAAGTTCATTTGTCTCATAATGTTTAAGAATAGTTTTTCCACCGCCTTCATCATGTCCTGCTAGCATTCCGCCAAGCATTACAAAATCTGCACCGCCAGCGAATGCCTTAGCCACGTCACCAGGACAATTGCAACCCCCATCAGCGATAATATGTCCACCAAGTCCATGTGCCGCATCTGCACATTCAATAACTGCAGATAGCTGTGGGTATCCGACACCTGTTTGGATTCTTGTTGTACACACGGAACCTGGTCCGATTCCAACTTTAACAATGTCTGCTCCATTAAGAATTAACTCCTCTGTCATTTCGCCTGTTACTACATTACCAGCAATAATTACTACGTATGGATATTGTTTTCTAAACTTTCTAACAAAGTTACTAAATCGTTCACTATATCCATTTGCTACATCAATACAAACATACTTGATACGGGCACCAACTTGTTCATATACGTCACTAAATTTCTGTTGATCCTTTTCCATGATGCCAATACTAATAGCAACATTATCTGTGCGAGACTCATTATCCGTATTGAAGAATTCAACAAGTTCTTCTACGCTGTATGTTTTAACTAAGCAAGTGAAGATACTTTGTTTAGCAAGTGTGTCTGCCATTTCAAATGTACCAACTCCATCCATGTTAGAAGCCATAATAGGAATACCGCTGTAGTCTTCTGGTTCATTTAAAGGCCTTGCTCCCAAATAGTTTCTAAATGTAAATCCACGTTGTAAATCAACGTCTTTTCTCGACCCTAACGTACTACGCTTTGGTCTAATTAATACATCGCTATAATCTAGCTTGTGTTCTGTTTCGATTCTCATTCACAACTCCTTTTAATGTTATCAATATTTGCACTTATTCGTGTGTCAAATACCGGCTCAGTCTGTCCATAGAACAATCCCTCGCTTAATGCTCTACTAAAGCTAGCACCCATTGAAGGATTATTTGCTAGTCTTTTGCATGCTTCTTCTGTAGTGTATCCACCACTTAATGCTACAATACTACTACAACTTTCATGTGCTGTCAATGGTTTATAGAGTTCTTTAATATCAGGTAGTGTAAGTTTTAGAATACACTTACCATCTAATGTTTGTAGATGATTGTTTAACTGTTCAAAAAGCATAATCTCTAACGAACGCTTCATTGGATGATCAATTGGAATTTCTGGTTCTACAATTGGCATAAGGCCTTTGTTACTAATATATGCAGCCATACCAAATTGTTGTTTAAGTACTGCATCAATCATCTCTTCGCTTTTAATAATGCTACGCATCTTAGTACCACTACATTGCATTTCAAGTGCATACTTACACATCTCTTCTAAATCAAAGTGTTTGAGTGTTCCATCTTCTTCACACCCACTATCAATTTTAAGATATGGTTCAATGCCTTTTGCACGTAGGATCATAGATAAACCTCGTTCAACTGAATCTTTATAAAGTATTGAGGCCCAAATATTATTACTGTTAAAGTCTGGACTATTAACCATACGCATACGCATTTGATGTACAAGGTCCATTTTATTATCTTCTGTATAATCTTGTTCGTAACGTTCTAGTACTCCGCCTGTGCTTCCACCACTGTGGTCCATTGCGGCTATAAATTTACTCATATGTTTCACCTGTTTCTCTAAAGAAGTTCTCACTCCAAAATGCTTTGTCATCAATCCATATATCGTAATGGGGTTTGTTACCTACATCAAGTTCATCAAACTTTGCACCCCATTCTACTAGCTGATTATTTGTTAGTTTAAAATAATCTATTCCACTAGTGATTCCACGTGCAGTCATGTACTTGATAGTATGACCTGCTTCATGTAGTTTGTTTACTTTTGCAATACGATCCATATATGGAATATGGTTAGCATAGTCTTTCTTACCATCTGCAAGAAAAACTTCTTTACAAATAGTACCATCTATATCAATTATATATTTCATTTTTGATTATCACACACTCTTTTTCTAAGGCCGCTCGTGCTAAACCTGTGTTCACGTTTATTAAAATACAAGTCAATTCCACGTTTACGACATACGTCTTTACCGCTGAATTCATCTTCCTTATATTCTTCACCAAGGAACCGTACATCAATTTCAAACAGTTCTAGTATATCCACTAAATCTTCTTCTGTTTGGTATGGCACAATTTCGTCAATAAACTTAATTGCATTAAGTTGTGCATAACGCTCTACCATTGTTTGTATGGGTTTGTTTTTTGTTTTTGGGCGATCAATTGTAGGGTCACTTTGTAAACCCACAATAAGATAATCGCAATTTGATTTCGCTTCCCTCAACATGCCAATGTGTCCGGCATGGAGTAGATCAAATGTACTAAATGTTATTCCAACTTTCATATTATAATCCTAGTATGTTGTATGCTTCATACGGAAGCCAGTGTGTATTCATTCTTTCAGGATGCCAAAGTACAGTTAATATGTTATCTAGTTTCCAACTTTCGCAATTTCCTTCGTCGTCTGTAGCAAGGCATGTAGCACCATGTGGAATACTACTTAATATTTCTTCATGCCTGCTATGAACTTCTACTTCACTATCTTTATAGTATACTGTATGATCAGCTTTATGTCTACCACTTTCTTTAATACTTCCGCCAAGGCTTACAGTAAGGAATTGACATCCTCTACTAATACCTAATATTGGTTTATTATAAAGTTTTGCTAGATCTAACGTGTGTTTTTCTATACGTAGCCGGTCTTCATTGTATTGCCAGTTGCCCGGTATCATACTATTGCCGCCCGTAAAAACTACTAAATCACTATTAACTATAATCTCTGTTTGATAATGTTCTAAGTTGTTTGGAATGGGACGTAATGTATGCCCTGCAAACATGTCATAGAATCCATGATCTAAGCTGTCGTAAGGGCCGTTTCGAAAGTCAATCACACGTTGCGTGATTGCTATTTTCATTTAATTTTATTCTGTTTTTTCTAATGTGACGTCTAGTGGGTAGCTATTACGCCTTGCGTCAGTAATCGTTTCAACGCATTTTTGTTCAGCAACTTCGTAACTGTATGTACCAGCTATGCCTCTGCCCTTGTTATGGACTTCAAGCATCACTGCCTCTGCTTCGTCTGATGTTCTATTAAAAATTGATCTTAAAACATTAACTACGAACTCTTGAGGCGTAGCTTCATCATTCATTAGAATCACGTTAAATTTAGGTGGTGATTTTAACCTTGTCATTTCTGCTATGTCTTCGTGTGATGCTTGAGCCATTGTTTTACCTGTTATCCAATTTTAATATTACGTGGTTTCTTGTTATCTGGAATGTTTTGTTGCAAAGTGACTTCTAAAATTCCGTCATTTTGTTTCGCTCCAGTTACATCTACATAATCTGCTAAACTAAATTCTCTTGTAAAGTTTCTAGTTGCAATACCCTTGTGTAGATATTCCTTAACATCTTCTTCTGAAGTATCTTCAGCTTTGATAGTAAGCATGTTACCGTCTTGCTCCACGCTAATATCGTTCTTATTAAAACCAGCTACTGCTAAACTAATTGCATAGCTTGTTTCGTTTACTTTAACGATATTGTAGGGTGGATACCCGCCTGTAGTTGTTGGATTAAATGCATTTTGCATCTCATCGAACATTCTATCAAAACCAATAGTGGCTTTATAGAAGTCTGGTAGGTTTAGTGTTGTAAGTCTTGTCATAATTGTTCTCCTTTGTTAAGCAAGATTTTTGGAACCCTTTCGGCATTCCTGCATGCAGAAATCAGTTCTAACACGCATTATTATTTACCCATAAAAATGGACAAATTCTGTTAAATTATTCGTACTTGTTTTCCTTAATACGTCTACGATGTCTGGCAGCTGCCGCGGCATTTGCTTTTAATCGTTTCTCAGTATTACTTACAAAATGACTACGGTCACGTATTGTTTGCATGATACCGTCTTTGGCTATCATTTTCTTTAGCTTACGTAGTGCTTGTTCTACATTATTGTTTCTAACTTCAACTGTTAGGCCACCGCCGCCTCGTTGATCTTTATGATTATTTTTTGACATATTTTGTTATATCTTTCCAGTCACTCTATTATTCTGAATGCTTATATTTTCATATTCAACACCTAGAGTGTCAGCAAATGTATTTAGCAGTTCTTTAGCTCTATCGCTTTTCCCCCGCTCTCTACCTTTAAGAATAATGGTAACTGTAACTTTGTTGTTTTTGTCTAAGAATTTACGTGCTTGCTTAGCCTTGGTAGTTATGTCACCTATATCGATGTTAATTCCCAAACGTATTTCCTTTGTCTCAACAACGCTTTCACGTTGCTTTCGTTTAGCCAACTTGTCTTTTTGCTTAGAGGCGTATATAAACTTAGCTAGATCAGTTATTTTACAAACTGGTGGATCTGCTGTTTCAGTGATCAACACTAAATCTAAGTCTAGTTCTAATGCACTCCTCTGTGCGTCCTCAATCGATAGTATTTGACTATCACCATCTGGAAAGGAAACTCTTACTGTCTTGCACCTAATCCTGTTATTTGCTACTACTTTAGGACCGATGTCTCTCTTTTTAAAATTGCTTTTATTCAACTGTGTTTGTGCCTTTAATAATTATGGGTTTTCCGGTATTGCGTATTACATTTTCGTTAATAATAATTTTTCTAACTCCTTGTTCATACATCTCAGGTAACTCATATTGGATGTCTAAAAGTGCTTCGTCTAAAATCTTACGTAAACCTCTAGCACCCATTTCTTCGTTTATAGCAACAGTTGCAACTTCTTCTAATGCACTTATTGTAAACTCTATTTGTATTTTGTCAAGTAAAAATAAATCTTTTATTTGATCAATAATACTATCTGTTGGTTCTGTCAATATTTCTACTAAATCTTGCTTACTTAATAAGTTTAACACATTAACACTAGGAAGTCTACCTATAAACTCAGGTATTAATCCATATTTTACTAAGTCACGTGTTTGTAAGTGCCTTTGCCAGTCTTTAATTGCGGCATCGTTAGAGTCGTTAAAACCTATCTTTGCTTTACCGAGTCG